TGATGGACAAGATCAAAGAGTTTGAAGAGTCAATCCCTACGATGTGGCTTCCTGAGCAGTTAGAGGAAATGGGCATCAAGATGAAAGAGATTGAAGAGGCTATTCAATGAACTTGCATGGACTCTTCGCACAGCCTGTAGGCTTCTTTGATCTAAATCGTTCTCTTACTGAAGAAGAGTTGTTCGTACTTAAAGAGTTAGAACAGCGTCCTAATATGGGTAATCGTACCAGTAAGGATAATTTTGTATTGAAGAACTCTACGATGACACCTCTTCGTAGCTGGATGGAAGATTGTTTAGGACAGTACTTCAAAGCCACTGTCAATCCTAAGCATGATGTTAACCTTCGTATCACACAGTCTTGGGTTAACTACAGTGAACCAGGACAATACCATCACAAACATGCTCATCCTAATTCATTTGTTAGTGGTGTGTTCTACATACAGACAAATGATACAGATAAGATTTACTTCTACAAAGATGGTTACCAACAGATTAAGTTTCCACCTCAAGAGTGGAACAGTTGGAATAGTGAATCATGGTGGTTTGAAGCCCTCACTGGTCGCCTAATCCTTTTCCCATCATCACTAACGCATATGGTTCCTACTGTAGAAGGTGATGATGTCCGTATATCCCTTAGTTTTAATACATTCCCAGTTGGTGTTGTCGGTGAAGAGATGGACCTTACTGGCTTAAGATTGGAGGCTTAGATGGCACACTTTGCCAAGATTGAGAATAACGTAGTTACTCAGGTTATCGTTGTAGACAACAAAGATACCGCTGATGCTAGTGGTGTTGAGAAAGAGCATATCGGTGCTGCTTTCTGTGAACGTCTACTAGGAGGTACTTGGAAGCAAACCAGCTATAACGGTAACTTCCGTAAGAACTATGCTGGTATTGGCTATAGCTTTGATGAGGCTAGGAATGCCTTTATCCCACCAAAGCCTACCGAAGATGCTGTATTAGATGAAGATACTTGTCAGTGGGTTGTAGTTGCTGCTGCCGATTCATTAAGTGGTGCTGACAGTGTAGCCTAATTATGGCTCTCCAACACGTAGACGAACAAGTAAAGCAGATCGGTGATGCTGTATCTATCATCACTGTAGTAGGTGCATTAGCTAACATACTACCTGCTATCGCTGCAGTACTAACCATCGTATGGACAGCTATACGTATCTGGGAAACAGACACTATTCAGTCTATCTTCAAAAGGAATAAAACTAATGAAACAAAACCCAAAGAAGATTAAGAAGGTTATGGAAGAGTACAAAGAAGGTACACTCCATAGCGGTAAAGGTGGTCCTGTTGTTAAGTCTCGTAAGCAAGCAGTGGCGATTGCTTTATCTGAAGCAGGTATGGCTAAGAAAGGAAAGAAGAAATGAAACCATGTCCAGGATGTCCAACACCAGCAAAGTGTAAGAAGGCTGGTAAGTGTTTGATGAAAGCTAAAGAAGTAAAGCGTAAGAAATGAAGCAAGGTCTATACGCTAACATCCACGCTAAACGTGAGCGTATTGCTGAAGGCTCCAAAGAAAAGATGAGGAAGCCTGGAAGCAAAGGTGCTCCTACAAACAAGGCTTTTAAGGAGGCAGCAAAAACTGCTAAGAAGAAATGAAAGATCCTCGCTTAGAAAGAGCAGGAGTGTCTGGATATAATCGCCCTAAAAAAACACCAGACCATCCTACTAAGAGCCACGTTGTTGTAGCAAAGGACGGTGATCAAGTTAAGACGATTCGTTTCGGTCAACAAGGTGTATCTGGTTCTCCAAAGAAAGAAGGAGAATCATCTTCTTATCGTAAACGTAGGGAATCCTTTAAAGCTCGTCATGCCCAGAATATCGCTAAAGGTAAGATGTCAGCGGCCTACTGGTCTGACAGAACTAAGTGGTGAAATAAATGGCTACAAGCTATCTAGATCTAGTTAATGCTGTATTGCTACGAGTACGAGAGCCTACTGTACAGACTGTATCTCAATCTTCTTATTCACAGTTGATTGGAGAGATGGTTAACGAAACTAAGAGAGAAGTTGAAGACTCTTGGAACTGGGCTATTCTACGTACAACTAAGACCATAACCACTTCAGCAACAGTCTATGGTTATGAGATCCCATCAACGAATCCACGAACAAAAGTATTAAGTGTTTATCTTCCCAGTGCTCACATGTATTTGGAGAAGGTCTCTGAAGATCGTATGAATACCTTATTGTTCGTAAACCCTACACAGGCTGGTAGACCTTACTACTATAGTTTTGGTAGTTCTACACCAAGCACTGGTGTCTTAACACTGAATGTATTCCCTATTCCTGATCAAGCTTATACCATCAAAGTAGAGTGTGTCGTACCACAGGAAGATCTTGTCAATGACTTAGACAACGCATGGTTGCCTAAGGATATGATTGTACAAGGTGCTTATCTTCGTGCTATCAATGAACGTGGTGAAGATGGTGGTAGGTTATCTGATCAGCAGTCAGAACTATATCGTAAGACTGTAGCTAACTATATCTCTATTGAAGCTGAACGCTTTAAAGATGAGATTACCTGGGATGCTGTATAATGGCAGATCAACTCAAAGCCATCAGTATTGTTGCTCCTGGCTTTGCTGGACTTAACACCCAAGACTCCTCTGTATCACTGACAAAAGACTATGCTCTTGTTGCTCAGAATGCAGTGATTGATCAATTCGGTCGTATCGCTGCTAGACGAGGATGGGATAATGTTAATACCGCTGCAGGGTTTAACAACACAGAACCATACGTTATCAAACAAGTTATCAAGGATGACGGTACAACTGAGATCTTAAGTATCGGTGATAACAAGATCTATTCAGGTACAACAACACTTACTCTGAAGTATACTGGTTCTACGTGGACAGCACAGGATTGGAAAGTCATTGACTTCAATGATATGACCTTCTTCTTCCAACGAGCACATGATCCTTTAGTGTATGACCATGTAGCTAATACTTATGGTCTTATGTCCGCTCATGCAGGCTACTCAGGTACTGTACCTTTAGCTAACGAAGTACTGGGTGCTTTTGGTCGCTTATGGGTTGCTGACACCACCAGTGATAAAGTTACCATCACTTGGTCAGATGCTTTAGCAGGCTTTAAATGGAGTGGAGGCTCTTCTGGATCAATTAACTTAGAGAGTCAATTCACTAACGGCACTGACAGCATCGTAGCCCTAGCAGCCTTTAATGGCTTCCTCATTGCTTTCTGTAAGAAGTCTATTGTTATCTTCTCTGGTGCTGCAGAAGATCCTACAACTAACCTAAAGATTGTAGAAGTTATTGATGGTGTTGGTTGTATCAGTAGAGATTCAGTGCAGGATGTTGGCTCAGATATCTTCTTTCTTGCAGATACAGGTGTCCGAAGCCTTGGTCGTATCATCCAAGAGAAGTCAGCACCTTTGTTCGATATATCAAGGAATGTCAGAGATGACCTCATCTCTGATGTTATAGCTAACAATAATAACCCAGAGATCAAGTCAGTATACTATGAGAAAGATGGTTTCTATCTACTGACATTACCTACTCGTGGTATTACGTATTGCTTTGATCTAAAGAGTCGTCTACCTGATGGTTCTTGTAAAGCAACCACATGGACACTATCACCTAAGGCTTTGTGTGCTACCAATGATAGACTTCTTTATCTTTCTCGTCCTGGCTACATTGGTGTGTATACAGGAAATAATGATAATGGTGCTGCCTTCCGATTCGCATACTACACTTCACACATCGATGCGGGATCAGCATTTATATTAAAGATCCTTAAGAAGATTGTGTTGTTGATTATCGGTGGACAAGCTACTAATGTGTTCTTAAACTGGGGTGTTGACTATGGTAATTCGTATCAATCAGCACAGATCCAGTTACCAGCACAGACTCGTGCTGAATACAACATCTCTGAGTATGACATCGCTGAATACAATGCTGGTATCTTAATCAATACGGTTAGACAACAAGTGAGTTCTACTGGTAGGGTGTTTCAGATCGGTATTGAAGCAGACATCAGAACTGACATCTTTTCTGTACAACAACTGGATGTATTCGTTAAATCTGGTAGGGTTATCTAATGAGTAACTATACGAAAACTGTTAACTTTGCTGCTAAGGATTCCCTACCTAGTGGAAACCCAGCAAAGATTATTAAAGGTACTGAGATCGATACGGAGTATAACAACATTGCTTCTGCTGTGCAGACTAAGTCTGACATAGCATCTCCTACGTTCACAGGCACTGTAACAATCCCAACACTCAATGTTACTACATCATTCACTGGTAACTTTGATGTTGATGGAGGAACATACTAATGAGCACTTCTCTTCGTGCTGGAGACTTCAGAGCCACTGAAGGTGATGAAGGTTTGTTTTCA